GTCAACAGCGAAGCGGCGATTGACTGTACCAAGATCGAGGTAACGATGGACGGTGGCCTGCCGTACCGCCGTATGCGGGTGAGTAAGCTCTACTACCGTGAAACGGACTTCACGCTGGATTTTGACTCGATTGATAAGGACTCACAATCCATCGCAAAGATCGATCAGCTCAAAGCGGTGTCTGTCGCCAAGTATGCGTACACGGCGGCAAATGATACCACCAAACTTTTCGAGGGAACGACCACCGAAACTCAGCTTCATGTCGAGTTCTCTGGTCTTGCACAAGATGTTTCTATCTCTGTTTCTGGCGGCTCGTTGGTATCCTCCAACATTTACGCCAGAGCTGCGGATTTGGTGTTATCCTCCGGCACTAAAACCGTAGTTGTTACCGGTAAAACTCTGTCTGAGAACTCGGTGGTCGTTTCCTATCCCGTAGCTCTCGATGGAGAAATCGACAAGGAGGAAAACCCCCTTATCACCAACGATACGATGTGCGCCGCTCTTGCCGATCAGGTGAAAAAGTATCTGCAAATGCAGAACACCTATCAGACAAAGTACCGTGGCAATCCTGAGTTGGAAGTGGGCGATGTGATTGGCTTGCAGACGCTCTACACCGATGAAATGGACGCATTGATCTTGGTGGACGAGATCACATTTAACGGCTCTCTGAGCGGAAAGTTGAAGGTGAAAGGTCTGATATGAGCATTATTGATACTCTCGTCTACGACCGCACACAGGCTGATGTAGACAGGGTTTTTACCCTGAAAAACAAAATCCTCACGGAAGGGCTTTCGAGCCTTTCCGCTGAGGAAAAGACCGAGTACATGGCTGGCATGAAGGGTGCTTACAATTACGGGGACATGAACCGTGTAGGGCAGGCGGTAACTTATATCGCCAACCGCATGACTTCTCTCCCCGGACAGTTGGCGGCATACCGAGCGGAGAAAGGAGTCGCTGATGACCCGATCTATGAAGTTCCGTATGACCCTTCCTCGGTGGTGGTTGCGGCAAAGACAAATTGGGCGATGGGTGATACGCCCACCCAATCTCTCGTGAAAGCCTACTTGAACAACCTGACGGTTCTCCGAAAGCAGCTCACGCTTCCCCCGGACGCACCGCTGGTTCCGAGCAGTCTGGACAATCTCACTTTTTCCACGGCAAACAACATTGAATATCTCCTGTATGTCATCGACACAACGCTGACCGAGGTGGAAACCGAGCTGTATTCCAAGATCGACCGCACGGTGGACGCTTTCGCCTATGTTGGTCTGTATAACTGCGGAGAGTAAGGAGGAAATTTCATGAAAGATACTGTCATTAAGGGCACCGGTAAGTCCCGTTCTGTCAAGGCTCCTACCGATATGCCTGCAACCTTCGAGGAATGGCGCACACAGCTTCTCGCCGGAACTGCCACCCTCGACATTGGTCTGAACGCCGCAGGCTGTGATGTGGTCGGCACAACCATGAGCAAGGCAAATCTGCTGTCCGACACCACCAAGTCGGCACTGGAACTGAGCGGCAGCGACCCTACGGTGAATGACGCTCTGTATGCTCTGAGCCAGAAGGGTTCTCCCGCAGAGGTGCGTGTTATCGCTGATATAGGCTCGACCGTCACCATGAGTAGGGGTGGCAAAACTCTGACAGGCAAGGTTGCTTCGACCGGCTATGCCACTCTGTACCCGACCGAGCTGGGTGACTGGACTATCGTGTTTACTTATAACGGTTCTCAGAAAACCAAGGTTTACACGCTGGAAGTCATCGGTATCGTGTATGTCTACCCCTTTGTGGTCGGTGCTACGCTGGAAGCTACCTCTTGGGACAACATCGCCGCTGTTTCCAAGTTCGGTCAGGCTCCGAACTACTGGAAGGTCGGTGACAAGAAGAACATTACTGTCAACGGCGTGACCTATGCGGCGCAGATCATCGGCTTTGACCACGACACTCTGACTACCGCAGACGGTAGCCGCACCAAGGCTGGTATCACCTTCCAGTTGGTCGATTGTTTGAACACGACCTATTCCATGAACGGCTCCAATACTAATGTGAACGGCTGGCGTGGTTCCACTATGCGTACCTCCACAATGGCAACGCTGCTGAACCAGCTTTCCTCTGACCTGAAAAGCGTGTTGAAGTTCGTCAACAAAGTGACCAGTGTAGGTAACAGCAGTTCCGGTCTGGAAACCACTTCTGACAAGCTGTTCCTTCTGTCCGAGATCGAAGTCTTTGGTGCTACTCAGTATTCTTACGCTGGTGAGGGTAAGCAATACGAGTATTACACCGCTGGCAACAGCACCATTAAGAAGGTCAATGGTTCTGCGGACGACTGGTGGGAGCGTTCTCCTTATTCCGGCTACACCTACAACTTCTGTAGTGTGAACGCCAACGGCAACGCCAACGTTAGCAGCGCCAGCTACTCCTATGGCGTGTCCTTCGGCTTCTGCGTTTAATCCCCGGTTTCATCAACACCAATCCCGCCCCGTCAGGGGCGGTGTGAGAAAGGAATGTTGGCGTGTCAGTCATCAAAGCTATGCGTGGCGAAAGCTCCATGCAGTTTATCGAAACCGCCAGACGGTTAGAGCTTCACGCTTTTTCCGTCTGCACCAAGGCTCCTAAAAGATACGCACCTCTGCTGACAAACCGTATCTTCGAGCTGGCTTCCACGGTTCACGAGGAAGTCCGAGCGGCGAACAACATCTGCCCGCACAATCAGCATGAAGCGCAAATGCGGCGAGATCACCTGATTAACGCCAACATCGCCCTTCAAAATCTTAGCCCGAAGCTGACTTTGCTCTATGACGCTATTCTTCAAAACCCTGAAAAGTGTCCGTGGATTGACCACGCCATGAAGGAATTTGGAGAGTACATCACGGACGAAGCACAACTTATCTCCAAGGTTCGGAAAGCTGACCACGAGAGGTATAAAGACCTCCCTGTGTGAGTTCTTCATTGGGTCAAGCCCTGTAATTGTTACCGTTTCTGCGAACAACTGGTGGGAGCGTTCTCCTAATTCCGGCAACACCAACAACTTCTGTAATGTGAACAACAACGGCAACGCCAACAATAACAACGCCAGCAACTCCAATGGCGTGTCCTTCGGACTCTGCAACTTCGCATAGGTCAGTCGTAGTAACCCCTTTGGGCGAAATCAGTACCTTTTGCAGAGGGAGGGCTTGTTCCCGGCTACCAAGCCAAAACACCCCGTCCGATGTAGTCAGCCGGACGCTTCTTGCATGGTGAGCGATTGTACGGTAGCTCATTTCATGGCTGGTACTACAAGCAGTTAGAACCCGTACCCGACAATAAGACTGTACGGAGGGGAACATTTTATGACAAGTGAAGAACGGAGAGAAGCCCGTTATCAGCGCAGAAAAGCCAAGCGAGACGAAGCTCGTCTGCGGCGAAGCAAAGAATGTGGTGATTTCGATGAAGTCTTTTCGTTCAGACACCTTTACCTTTCCGGGAAGAAATGCTGTAAGGATGTCTACTGGAAAAACTCAACTCAGCGGTATATCGGCAATATCATTCCGATCATCGCAAAGACCCATCGTGAACTGCAAAACGGAACCTTCAAGCACCGTGGTTTTCACGCTTTCACCATCATGGAGCGAGGAAAGAAGCGGTATATTCGATCAGTCCATATCACGGAACGAGCGGTTCAAAAGTGTCTGTGTGACTACTGCTTAGTTCCCATCTATTCGGCCTGTTTCATTTATGACAACTCCGCCAGCTTGAAACACCGAGGCATGGACTTTGCCCTGCGCCGTATGACCTGTTACCTCCAACGGCATTACAGGAAGTACGGTCTGGAAGGAGGGGTTCTGCTTTACGATTTTCACAGCTTCTTTGACTCAGCTCCGCATGAGCCGCTATTCCGTGAAGCCGACCGCAGACTTCATGACCCGAAAATCAGGGAGCTTGCAAACAGCTTTATTACGGACTTCGGTTCTGTGGGATTGGGTCTTGGCAGTCAGGTGTCTCAGACGAACGCCCTCATGCTTCCCAATATGATTGACCACTACTTCAAAGAGGTCTGCCGTATCAAAGCCTATGAGCGATATATGGACGATGGTGCGGCAATCAGCCCTGACATTGATAACCTGTATCTCTGTATGGACGGGTTAAAGATCATCTGCGAGAAGTGCGGTCTGGAATTGAACTTGAAGAAGACGAGGGTCATTCCTCTCAGAGATTATTACCGCTGGTTGAAGACGAGGTTCATCATCACACCGACCGGCAAGGTTGTTCGGAAGATGAACAGGGACTCAACAAAAATCGTTCGACACAAGCTCAGAGCTTTCCGAGGAAAGCTCGACCGGGGCGAAATGACCTTGGCTGACATTCGGTGTTCCGTGGACTCCTACAACGGTCACATGAAGCGAGGTCACAGCTTTAAGGTGCGGCAGCGCACCAATCAGTATTTCAAATCATTGTACGGGTTCTACCCGGACGAGAAAGGTTGGAAAAGCCATGTATAAAATCATCAAGAAGGACGCAGTTCTCGGCATTGTGAGCAATCTAACTTGGGTATGTATGCAGGAAAACGGCTGCTACGGCCTGACGACCGAGGACAATGCACAGGGTATCGCCTTGAACGGCACCGTCTACCATGTCAACGGACACCCTGAACTGGACGATGCTGAAACGGTTTCGGTCGAAGAAGTGGACGATGGCGTTTACGCTTCCAGTCTGACCGCTCTGTTGACTGACCCGAACGACCTCCGTAATTCTGAGCAGTTCCGCAAGGCTGTTCAGATGTTCGCCAAAAGCCTTGACGAAGACTCTGCGATGATGATTGCAACCATCTACGACCCCTATCAGGTCGGTCATGCCTATGCTGTTGGTGATTATTTCACCTACGGCGTGAACGGTGTAGGCGACCCGCAGCTCTACAAGGTGGTACAAGCGCACACTTCCCAAGCAGATTGGAAGCCTGACACACTTCCCGCTCTCTACACTCCGATTGGCCTGACCCCCTCCGGCTACCCTGTGTGGACTCAGCCCACCGGCGCTCATGACGCTTACAACAAGGGTGACATCGTGAGCTACAACGACAAGCTGTACCGCAGTCTGATTGACGGAAATGTGTATTCCCCGGACGCTTATCCTGCTGGCTGGGAAGAATACACCGGCAAGTAAAAAAAGGGGGCAGGACATGAGTGACGCAATTCTGGTTGCTATTATCACGGGTGGTCTGAGCCTGCTTGGTATCATCTACTCGTCCGGCAAGTCTGCCAGCAAGGTTGACGCAAAACTGGACAAGCAGCAGGCGGTCATCGAAACCAAGTTGAACGAACTGACCCGTGAAGTACGGGAACACAACAATTTTGCAAGGCGTGTACCTGTGGTTGAGGAACAGATCAAGGTCATCAACCACCGTATCGAGGACTTGGAGGGCTTTCACAAGCCTGCATGACCCGAAAGTAAGGTGATAAAGGTGAGTAATCGGGTCAAAATCCCTATAACTTTCTCTTAGTATGCGTGTATAAGAAGGAGTTTATAGAAAAAACGCCCGATTACTCACCTAACTCACCTAAATTAAAAATTGGAGGTAAAAATTATGCTCGAAACCATTTTGCACAACCTGACGAACATTGGCTGGGCTATGCTCATTTTCCTGTGTGCCTACCTCTCCAATGTGTCCTTTTCTCTGTATTACAACATCAAAATCCTGCTGGAACCGTTCAGCAAGGAAAAGCTGATAAACTCAGGCTTGAAGATCGCCGCTTTTGTCTGCGGTCTGACCTTGCTGTGTGTGGCTATTACCACGCTGCCGCTGTTTGCGGATATGGTCGGGTGGGAAATTCCGGCTGAGTATGTGGATATTTTCAGCAATTTGGTGATTATTGGTGCGGTACTTATGGTGTCCTGCAAGTACATCGCAGAAGCATTTACGAAGTTCAAGGCCATTTTGGACGCTACCAAGGAGGACAAGAGCTATGATGAAGTCAAGTGAACTGGTTGCCAAGGTCGTTGATATTGCCAAGCACTACAAGACCCTGTATGTCATGGGGTGCTTTGGTGCGCCGCTGACCGACACAAACAAGTCTCGGTATATCAAGAACCACCCCTACAACATGGCGGCAGCTCGTACCTCTATGATTATGGCGGCGACCCCTGACACCTTCGGCTTTGACTGTGTGAACCTTATTAAAGCTGTTCTGTGGGGCTGGTCTGGTGATAAAACCAAGTCTTACGGCGGCGCAAAATACGCCACCAACGGCATACCTGACGAGGGCGCTGACACCATGATTAAGAGATGCAAGGACGCTACTGCTTCCGGGTGGGACAAGGTTGACCCCGGCGAGGTGGTGTGGACTACGGGACATATCGGCGTGTATATTGGTAACGGCCTTGCGGTCGAGTGTTCCCCTCGTTGGGCGAACAATGTGCAGATCACCGCTGTCGGTAACATCGGGAAGAAGAACGGGTACAATACCCGTATGTGGAAGAAGCACGGACACCTCCCCTATGTGATCTACGACAAAACCGTGACCCCCGCACAGCCCGAAACGGTCAAGCCCGTTCCTACCACCGAGGTCAAGGCGAAGGGTGTCGCTCGGTCTTTCAATAAGGCTGTGGCAGGCACTTACACCGTGACCGCTGGTGCTGGCCTGAATGTCCGTGACGCTGCCGGGACAGACAGTAAAGTGTTGGTGACAATCCCCAAGGGAACCACCGTCAAAAACTATGGCTACTACACTGTCGTAAACGGCGTTAAATGGCTCTATGTGGCTTTCTCGCACAAGAGGGTAAATTATACTGGCTTCGTGCATGAACGCTTCCTGAGCCGCTGAGAGGGCTTCCTATGGGTGGTAAACGAGTGCAACCTAAGCCGAAGAAGAAAAGAATGAGAAAGCGCACGAAGTTCACGATCTTGTCCATCTTCAATCTGACTTGGTATGCCGTTGTGGTTCTAATTTTGAACGCCTGCGGTCACACGGTTGACACAGAATTGACGGTCGGCTGGTTTGCGGCTTGGACTGCCGAACTTGCCATTCTGTACGGCATTAAGGTCAAGTCAAAAGAAACCTCAGACGAGGACGCTCAGGGGTGAGAAAATGCAAGTGCTGAAAGAAATCACGCTCGACAAGGTTATCAATCTCTATGAGGGGCAAGTCGTTCATGACAAAAAGCAGCTCATTGAATGGGACGATCATCGCCGTACTCCACTCTATGAGCTGAAAGAACGAACGCTGGCTCAGGACAAGATGATCTTGGGTGCGCTGAAATGCGCCAGAGCGAACGGGTATTCCGGCGAAGAATAAAAGAAGACACTCCCTACCGATTAAGGTAAGGAGTGTCTTTTGGTTTGAACGAACACCGTTCCCCACACAATGTAGGGTTCGGATATGCGCTCAATGGTACACTCAGACTCCCCAAAATCGAACCCTGTCGCTTCTTCGGCGGCGGGGTTCTTTTCTACCCGGAAAGTCTTGGTTTTGCAAGAGGTTAGGTTATATGCGGTAGTGATTTTATATCCGTCAGGTTCGTCCCACACTGTAACGGAATTGACGAGTAAATCAATGAGCCGCCTGCGGAAGTCCTCGTCTTCGATATTCCCGTATTTGAACTGGCTCAACCAAAATACGATCTGGTCACGGTCAATTCGGTAGACGAATTTTTCCTCAGCTTTAATCTCTTTGTTGAGGGTCTTCTTTTCATGTTCGAGCTGGACAAGTCGGTTCATCAATGTTTCGGAAGCAATACCCTTTTCAATGGCAGCGGTGATATTTGTGATTGACTTTTCGACCTCCGATAACTGAGCGGTCAACTGCGGAATGTGTGTGTCGTTTATTAAATCCTGTTCACTCTGCCGGATTGCCATGTCTGCAATTTCATCAATGAGCTGATCGGTCAAAAGGTTGAGAGCGTCACGGGCTACTATCCCTTCGATATAATCTTTTTTCAAAGGTCGCTTGTCACACCCAAGTTTTCTCTTTTTCGTGTAGCAGGAATAGTAGTGGTAGACCTTGCCATGTCTACCGGCTCCGCTTTCACCGTTCATAGAAGCCCCACAATGACCGCAGAACAGCTTTCCAGACAAGAGGTAATCTACCTTAGCCTTACCCCTTGCCGGGGCTGTGGCGGTCTTAGAAAGCCGCCGCTGTACCGTTTCAAACAGCTCCTTATCAATGATGGCGGGAATACCATTTTCAATGACAATATCCTTGTAGGTATAAGTGCCGATATAGCGAGTATTACGGAACATGGCCTTAAAGCTACTGCGGTTGAATTCCGTGTTTTTGGCGGTCTTATATCCGGCAGAGTTAAACTTTCGGCAAATGTCAGCGACACTTTCACCGTTGGCATAAAGAGAGAACGCTTCCTGAACGATGTGGGCGGTGTCGGGGTCAACGACCAGTTTGTGATTTTCCACCTTGTACCCAAGGGGGATATGACCGCCTACACTGTGGCACTTCAAAGCGGACTCACGCATACCTCTTGTGACCTTCTGCGACAGCTCGGCGGAGAAAAACTCAGCCATACCCTCTAACACAGATTCCAAGATGATACTCTCAGGGCTGTCAGTAAGGTGTTCTGTGGCGGAGAGGACTTTTACGCCGTTCTTCCGCAGACGCATTTTCATAATTGCGCTATCGTTGCGGTTACGAGCAAAACGGTCGAGCTTCCAGACGATGACATATTCCCAATTCTGTTTTGCGCTGTCTGCAATCATTTCCATGAGGTGAACCCGCTTTTCCATATCTTTGCGAGCGGTCGTTGCTCGGTCAACATAGATTGCTACAATGCGGTAGTGGTTTGCTTTACAGAAGGCACGGCAGTCACGAAGCTGCCCTTCAATGGATTGGTCACTTTGGCCTGTGGAGCTATACCGAAGATAGAGAGCAACATCTTGATCGCCGTTGTAAAGCGTATATGGGTCTTCCTGAAATTGAGAGATTTCTTCCTCTGTCAGACAGGAAAGGTCGATTGGAAATTTTTTCATGCAAATCTCCTTTTTAGCTCCATGACTCTACCGACAAAGCGCAATCGTCCAATTTCAACACCGCCGAAAACACGGGGAGGATAGTGTGGGTTAAAAGAGCGAAGGGTCACAGTATCTTCATCAATGCTGATTTTCTTAACAAATCCTTCTTCGTCATCAACAATGACAACCATAAGAGTATCTGTTTCGGGAGGGGTATCCTTTTTAACCAGCACTAAATCGTGATCGTCTAAGACTGGCGACATACTATCTCCGTCAACTTGTAACCAGAAACAATCATCACAGTCATATTCGGGGTCAACTTGTTCATACCCCAATGCTTCTTGCTGAGCGATGACACCTTTTCCTGCGGACGCATGACCGAAAATAGGTCGCTTGCAATTCTTTTCATAAGGTTCGGTGGTCAAACCAACAGAGGACAAGTGAAAGAGAGGGTCGTCAGTTTCACCTTTCAAATACTCAGCCGTTGTTCCAAGATTGATAGCGAGAGTTTTCAAGTCTTCATCTGAAATCATGCGGTCAGGCTTTTTATCTACATCGTTCAAATAATATTTGGGGCGGTCGATAAGTTTGCAAATATAGGTGACGCTTTTCCCTTGTTGTTTGGCTAAATCTCTAATACGACTTGTGTTCATAAATACCTCCTTCAAAAAAATCCTACTTTTTTAGGATTTACTATTGACAATCCTACAAAGGTAGGATATACTTTGGATTGTGAACAAGAGATTTTGACAACAAAAACCCGACCCCCGAAAGGTTTTCTTTTTTCGGCGGTTGCTGTGGTCAATGGTTTAATTGTCTGGCAAGTAAATTGTACCATTACGCCCACTGGTTGTCAATAAATATTGTTCTCAATTCAAAGAAAGGAGAGGTTTTGTGAAAGAGCGTGAGAAAATTCGCTATCGCCTGAGCGTCAATCACCTGTCGTTTGCATGGCTGATTGATATGCTCCGAAAGCGGGGTATTGAAACGAACGGCCCCGTCCTGAGTGCAATTCTCGCAGGAACTCGTAACGGCCCTTCTGTGGACAAGATCATCGCTGAGTCTATCGACATTCTGGACTGGTACGAGCGGCAGATCGGCGGTGTGTCATGAGCGACAGTGCATTTGCCCCGGAAGTGCGAGGACAGGCCAAAGCGTTCAGCTCACTCCTTGCTCGATCTGTCCGAGAGTTTTTCAAGGACGAAACGAACCGCAAGCAGTTCGAGAGCTGGTACGAGCAGAAGTACGGAACACCGTATCAATGGAAACCTATGGTTTGGAGGAACAGATAATGAAAAAAGTATTTGGAGTATTGGCATTTTTCTCGTTTTTCTACCTGTTGGGTGTTGTTGGTGCGGTAGAGCAAGACACAATGGCTCTCGGCGCAGGCATGGTTCGTATGGGTATCGGCCTTGGCTGCTTCTGGTTGTTCTGTGAGCTGTCCGGTGCGTTTTATCCCGCCCCGCCGAGAAAAAGAAAGAGCCGCTGACGGAACTGGTACTTCCATCAACGGCAAGCGTAAAAGCTCAATCTGATTATATCAGAACCTATTGTTTTGTAAAGGAGAACTTTATGAATAGCACGATTGCGAAACTCGCTGACGAGTTCGAGAAGATGGAGAAAACCATCGCTTCTCAGAAGAAGATGATCGAAACCCTTATGCCTACGGGCTATGTGGATACCGATACCGTCAAACTTCACCTTAATTCTGTGTATGGTGTCATGTTCGGCGGTCGCCCCTCTCCGAAGCGCTGCAAGCTGGAAGACTGTTCTTGGGACGAGATCAATATGTATTCTTCCATCGGCCTTGCTGACAAGGTGTTCGAGGTCGGTGACACCAAGAAATTCCGTCTGGCTGATGGCTCTTACCTGACTGCCCGTATCATCGGGTTCAACCATGACTACGCTGAGGACGGCAGTCTGACCCACATCACCTTTGAAACCGTTGAAACCCTTGACGGTAACATTCCCATGAATGAGAAGTCTACCAACGAGGGCGGCTGGGACGCTTCCTATCTCCGTGCCAAGCTCAACGGCAACTTCTTCGAGAAGCAGCTTCCCGCTGATCTGAAAGCGGTCATCAAGCCCGTGGTGAAGATGACCGCCAAGAGCAGTAAGAACGAAGTACGGGTTCCTTCCGTTGACAAGCTGTTCGTTCTTTCTGAGCAGGAGGTCTTCGGTCGCAAGATTTATTCCTGCGGCGGTGAGGGTAAGTGGTACGAGTGGTACAAGCGAGAGAACACGCCCTACGGCAAGTGCAAGCAGAATGGTGAGAGGGATTGGAGATGGGAGCGTTCTCCTAGTTCCGGCAGCACCGACATCTTCTGTAATGTGAACAGCAACGGCAACGCCTCCATTGACGGCGCCAGCAACTCCTTTGGCGTGTCCTTCGGCTTCTGCATTTGATCGGGTATCTCGTAAATCCCGCCCCGTCAGGGGCGGTGAAAGGAGTGAAAACATGAATGTCAATCGCAAGGTTGGCACTGGCTTTGAAAGAGACTTATGCCTGAGCCTGTCGGGTTGTGGCTTTTGGGCGCACAACCTCGCTCAGAATAGTCAAGGTCAGCCGTTCGATGTAATTGCGGCTCGAAACGGTGTCAGCTATCCCATTGACTGTAAGGATTGTTCCAAGAACATTTTTAAGATGGAGCGTATCGAAGAAAACCAGTTTTCCGCCATGTCTCTTTGGGAAGAAACGGGAAACGGAGAGGGGTGGTTCGCTCTCCGAATGATGAACGGAGCTGTGTACTTTCTGTCCTTCACGGTGATACGCAATCTGTTCTTAATGAAGACCGTTCTCTCTGCGTCTGAAATCAGACAGTTCGGTATCACACTCGGAGAGTGGGTGTCCCAATGCAAGTAACTGTTGGCAATCAGCTCCGAATTGAAAATCCGTCTGAGCAGTTGCTTACATGGTGCAAGAAGCAGCTTATTCTTCCCAATCCTGAGTACGCCAAGAAAGTTCGTATGCACTTTTGGGTCGGCAACACCCCTGAGAAGTTGTACCTGTTCCAATGGGACGGTGACACGCTGGTTCTCCCCTATGGTTGTCTGAATGATGTGTTGGCGATGGACGATTGCCACATGAAGATCAATCTTCCCACACCGACCGAGGTGGACTTCGGTTGCGCCATTCCGCTCTATGACTACCAAGTAGAAGCCAAGGAAGCACTGATAACTGCCTACTACGGTATTCTTCAAGCCCCTGCGGGGTGCGGTAAGACACAGATCGGAATTGCTGTTGCGGCAGATACAGGTCGAAGGACACTCTGGCTGACCCATACACGGGATTTGCTCGTACAGAGCAAAAGCCGAGCGGAGCAGTACATGAGTTCTTCTCTGACTGGCACGATCACCGAAGGTAGGGTTCAAATCGGTAAGGCAATCACCTTCGCAACGGTACAGACCATGTGCAATCTCGATCTGAGTCAATACCGTGATGTTTGGGATTGTATCATCGTGGACGAGTGTCACCGTGTAGCCGGAACCCCGACTGCTATGACACAGTTCTCAAAGGTGCTGAACGCTCTGGCAGCTCGACACAAGTACGGCCTGTCCGCTACGGTTCACAGGGCAGACGGTATGATTGCCGCTACCTACGCTCTGTTGGGTGGGATTGCCTATCAGGTGCCGGAGGAAGCGGTGAAAGACAAGATCATGACCGTCAGCGTTCTACCCCGTGCCACACATCAAGGACTCAGCCGTGAGTTCTTGGACACGGACGGTACGATCATTTACGCTAAGTTGGTCAATTTCCTCGCTGATAGGTATGACCGTAACGAGCTAATTGCCGCCGATCTGGTCAAGAACCAAGATCATTACAATCTCATTCTTTCCGACCGTCTGAACCATCTGGAATATCTGATTAACCACCTTCCTCGGCAGTTAAGGGAACAGGCCGTCATGATTGATGGAAAGATGACCACGAAGAAAGCCAAGGCTCTCCGAGAGCAGGCCATTGAGGAAATGCGGCAGGGACGCAAGCGGTATCTGTTCGCCACTTACTCTCTGGCAAAAGAGGGCTTGGATATTCCCCGGCTCGACCGTCTGTACCTGACTACACCGCAGAAAGACTACGCTGTGATAACTCAGAGCATTGGTCGTATCGCTCGTACCTTCGAGGGCAAGGGAGAACCCATCGCCTATGACTATGTGGACGATGGTATCCAGTACCTCGTGCGAAGCTACAAAAAGCGGTGTACCACCTACCGGAAAGCGGGGTGCAAGTTCATTGACAGAGAGAACTGATATAAAGGTTCTCGTTGCCTGCGAGGAAAGTCAAGCTGTCTGTATTGCGTTTCGGCGTTTGGGGTATGAAGCCTACTCCTGTGACATTCAGGAGTGTTCAGGTGGACACCCGGAATGGCACATTAAAGTGGACGCTCTACTGTTACTCGGACGGTATCTGGTTTTCAAAACCGAAGACGGAAAAGCTCATTATGTTGAGCGGTGGGATTTGATAATTGCTCACCCGCCTTGCACTTTCATGAGTAATGCGGGAGCGTGTCGAATGTATCCCCGTAAGGGTCAAATTGATAAAGCTCGATTTCAAAAGGCGATGGAAGCCAAAGCGTTTTTCCTTCGATTTCTAAATGCTGACTGTGATCGAGTGGCTATTGAGAACCCCCGCCCTCTCAAAATCGTTGAATTGCCAAAAGAAGATCAGCGAATACAGCCATATCAATTTGGCGACCCGTGGAGTAAACTCACCTATCTTTGGCTGAAAAATCTTCCGCCGTTGGTTTACACCAATGTTCTTACAGAATGGAAGCCCTTTGTTCCTGCCGGAACAGGCCGCAAGGCGGGGGGGGACAGCTACGGGGCGAGGATACCTCACAATTCCAAAGCCCGTTCAAAAACATTCCCCGGTATTGCGGACGCTATGGCGCAACAATGGGGTGCAGTATTAGAAGGTGATACCGCTGAACCTTGAACCATTCATTTTCGACTGCGAGGTGTTTGCCTACGATTGGCTTTTTGTCTTCAAGAATAAGGTCACGGGGGAATACACCGAGATTTGGAATGACAATGAAGCGGTCGAACAGTTCATGACCCAAGAACCCCTGTTGGCAGGGTTCAACAACAAGCACTATGACCAATTTATTCTGAAAGCGGTTCTCTCAGGTTTCACGCCGGAAGAAATCAAGGCGGTCAACGATTTTATCATTGTTGGTGGTCACGAGGGCTGGGAGTACGCCCCTCTCCGTGACTGCGGGATTTTCTTCGATCAATATGACCTGATGGACGATTGCCAGATGGGGTTGTCCTTGAAAGCAATCGAAGCGCACCTCGGAATGGACATTCGTGAAACCACCGTTCCGTTCAACATCGACCGCCCTCTGACTGAGGACGAGAAGCAAGAGGTCGAGTTCTACTGCCGACACGATGTTGACGCAACCGACAGGCTGGACGATCTTCGTCAAGGCTACCTGTCCAGCAAGCTCACGCTGGGTCGTGAAAAGGGGCTGTATCCCGCAAAAGCCCTCTACATGACCAACGCCAAGCTGACCGCTGCTTACCTTGACGCAGAGCAGAAACCGCACTATGACGAGCGGGAATACCAGTATCCGCCGAAGCTGCTTCGTCAGTACATTCCGCAGGAAGTGTTCGACTTCTTCGAACGGTTGAAGGACAAGAGTATTCCTGACGAAGTGGTGTTCAAAGAAAAGCTCGATCTGATGGTGGGCGGCTGTCCTTGCACCATCGCCTACGGCGGTATCCATGGGGCTATCCCGTGTTACCGAGAGGAAGCCACGGAAACCCGCTCTATCCGCAACAAAGATGTTGCAAGCTACTACCCGCACCAGATGACCTTGAACGGTTATTGCAGCCGAAACATTCCCTCTCCCGATGTGTATGCTGCCACCATTGAGCGGCGTGTTAAGGCAAAGAGGGCTGGTGATAAGGCTACGGCAAACGCTTTGAAGCTGGTGCTGAACACCACCTACGGAGCTATGCTGAACCGCTACAATGACCTGTATGACCCGCTCATGGGGCGCTCGGTCTGTATCTCAGGCCAGTTGCAGTTGCTCGAAGTGGCGGAACATCTTGTTCAGGATTGCTCCACTTTGAAGATCATTCAGCTCAACACCGATGGTATCATGGTCAGCCTTGATGACTGCGATGTTCCCGTGTATCAGGAAATCACGCAGGAGTGGCAGGACAGAACCGGCTTCGAGTTGGAGGAAGACCTTATCAAGATGATCTGTCAGAAAGATGTGAACAATTATGTCGAGGTTCCCTTCGAGGGCGACCCCAAAATCAAGGGTGGCGTTCTCGTTCGTGGGATTGCCCCGGCAGGAGCGTTCAACATCAACAACAACGCTTGTGTGGTCGCTAAGGCGGTCAAGGATTATCTGGCCTACGGTATCCCGGTCGAAGATACCATCATGAGCTGCGACCGCCTGCTGGACTTCCAGTTGGTCGCCAAGGCCGGGAGCAAGTATGGTGACGCTCTCCATGAGGTAGACGGTCAGATGGAGGTCGTGCAGAAGGTCAACCGGGTATATGCCACGGAAGACCATCGGTGCGGAACCCTCTACAAAATCCACCTTGGCACTGGCAATCCCGTCAAGATTGCTGGACTCCCCGCAAAATGTGTCGTAGACAACGACAATCACCTGACGATTGATGTGGTTGACCGTGACTGGTATATCCGGCTGGCACGGCGTTATGTTCGAGATTTCCTCGGAGAGAAGCCACCCAAGCGAAATACCCGCAGAGTCAATTCCATCAAGAAAAAATTATTAGAAATGTTGGAGGTATAAATATGGCTACTACCAAGAAAGCTGCTGAGACTGCGGCGGTGGATTATTCCACCATGAATGTGTTCAAGAAGTTGCAGCTTGCCCGTGTGCGCTTCCTTGAAGCTGGCGTGGATAAGAGCGGCAAGCACATGAAGCTCGAATATAAGTATTTCGAGTTGGCGGACATTGTTCCCAAGGCTGAGCAGATTTTCCTTGAAATCGGTCTGATGATGGTTCCGTCCATGTACGGAGACAAGGCGACCGCTCGTGTCTACAATGTCGATGACCGTGAGGACTTCATTGATTTTGTTGCGCCGTACACCCCCATCGCCCCCATCGTGTCCAACGCTGGCAATCAGGTCACAAATGAAATGCAGGCGACCGGCAGCTCTATCACCTACATTCGCCGCTACCTGTGGCAGCTCGTTTTGGACATTGTGGAGCATGACAGTATCGACAGCGGCGAGTTTGATACGACCCCCGCACCCGCCCCCGCCGTTACCAAGAAGCCCCCTGTGACCACTGAACAGCGTCAGGAAATCAAGAAAGAACTGACCGGCGCTCCTGCTGGTGCGGCTACCGTGGAACAGGTCAGTACGCTGAAAAGCCTGCTGAAAAAGCTCATGGATATTGACGCAGAGCAGGAACAGTTCGTGCAGACCATCGCCATGAAGACCGAGGGTTTTTCCAAGATCGAAGCCGACAAGTGTGACGCTCTGATCGAGGGCGTGAACAATATGTTGGCTGGCTACGAAATGAAAACGGCAAAGGAGGGCTAAAGCATGATCGAAATTGATTGCCGCAAGTGCATCAATGCAGACTTGGAAGCGGATTGCTGTAAGCTCTACGGTAACAATCCTGATACTGCCGTTCAGGAATGTGCCGCTGATGAATTTGTGAATTATAAGGAGGTAGACAAAAATGGAATGGCTTGACGGCAACAAAATCCAGATTATCCCTCCCAAGCGTCCGAAGAAACTGACCGGTACTCGCTTTGCCACTATCCTCGGTCTGAACCCGTGGTCTACGCCGTTCGAGATTTGGTGTGAAGTGACCCACACCTATCAGAAGCCGTTCGAGGATACGATCTACACCATCGCTGGTAAGACCATCGAGCCTAAGCAGGCTGAGTACATGAAGCAGACCTACTTCATGAGCAATCTGGTCACACCGACCGACATTTGGGGCAAAGACTACTTCCGTCAGACCTACGGTGACTTCTTCAAGGAAAGCCCCGTTCTCGGTGGTATGTGGGACTACTTGCTCTATGGCAAAGATGGTAAGCCCACCACCGTCCTCGAAATGAAGACTTCCAAGCGTGTCGAGGATTGGAAAGACGATATTCCTGAGTATTACGCTTTGCAGGCAGCGTTGTACGCTTACCTTCTCGGCGTGGACGAGGTTATCATGGTCGCTTCCTTCCTTGAACCCAAGGATTACGACAATCCTGAGAAGTTTGTGTGCAGCGGTGAGAATACCATCACTCGTCCTTTCAAGGTGTCTGAGCGGTATCCTGACTTCGAGAAGAAGTATGTGAAGCCTGCCCTGAAATGGTGGAAGGACTATGTGGAGAGCGGCATTTCCCCCGCCTTTGACGAGCGCAAGGACGCTGAAATCCTGAAAGCCCTTCGCACCAACAACCTGTCTCCTGAAACGGATATGGCGGCGCTGGTCAAGGAAGCCGAAGACCTGAAAGCCAAGCTGGACGCTCACGCCGCTGAGGTGGCTGAGGACGAGAAGCGGTACAAGGTCTTGACCGACATGATCAAAAAAGCTGCAATCGCTCAGTTCCGGGACGGGGACAAGAAAGTGTCTATCGCTGGTTCTGCCTATAATTGGGAGGTCAGCCGTACTTCCACCACGAAGATCGACAAGGACGCTATGAAAGCGGACGGTATTCTGGCGAAGTACACGACCACCGAGGACAGCTACCGCATTTCCCCGAAAGCCTTGAAAGAAGGTGCGTGAAATGGCGCAGAGTATGCAGAGATTGAGCAAAGATGATTTACTCAAACTTCTCGACCAGTATGCCGATGACGATTTTGTTGGAGTTTTGTTCACAGCGGCTCGTGATATTCACTCTGACCAGTCCACCATCTTCGTATTCTATGACAAAGTAACGGAGGTTTAATTATGAAATTTTCCAAGTTCGTGAAGTCCCTCGCCCCTGATGGTGGCGCTATCTACGAGTACATGGACGAACGCTGGCTTGCTTCCCCGTCCGTACTTATGCTCATTCCCGATGGTATCCGCAGCGTGACCGGGTACAGCAACGAGAAAATGCCTGACGGCATTGGTCGCCTGATTTCTCAGGTCGGTTGCACTGAGTACGCCACGCTGGTCAAGGCGGTAATGCCTGAGCCGGACGGCGCAATCAAGGATTGTGTCCGTATCTTCGCCACGCAGGATAGCACCATGACCCTTCCCGTCACCAATGATGACTGGTCGCTGATCGAGAAGTCTGACTTCTGCGAAATTCTGTACGCTTACGATCTGGAAAGCGATAAGAGCGTACCGAAAGCCCTGCTGGTCAAACAGTACGCCAAGTACCCCGATGACGAAGACCAGTTGGTTGGTATCATCTTCCCCTGCGAGTATGCAGAACAGCTCAATTTCTACACCATGAAGGAGGACAAAAACAATGGCTAAAATCGGACTCACCGAGGGTTTCACCCTCATTCCCGAAGGCACTCATGTCTTTCAGATCACCGATGTGAAGTACAAGGAAGACTTCGGCAAGCTGGAAGTCTATATGCAGACGCAGACCGGCAGTAAGCACATCGAGCGCTTCTCTCTGCTGAAATCTGATGGCTCTCCCAACGAGGGTGCATACAACGCTTTCAGCTACTTCGCCAAGACTGCCCTCGGCAATTTTGACCTGACCGAGATCGACCACACTGACCTGATTGGTCACTTCATCGAGTGCGATGTAGAACATGATGTTCAGGAGAACAAGAAGAAGCCCGGACAGAGCATTACCTTCGTCCGTCTGGCCGATAAGCGCCCCTCTGAGGGCTGGGGCGGCTCTGGTAATACGGTTGCTACCTCCGCTGCTAAAACCGCTCCTGCGGCTTCTCAGGCCGCTCCTAAGACCCCGATGGATTTGGCAGCTCTCCTTGGCTGATACCGAGTGCGAGGGAGGGCTAATTTGAAAGGTTCTCCCTCGCCAATGGTATGTTGAAAACTATGTTGAAAGTGAGGATAAGCTACAATGGCAGAAGCCTATATTTGTTCGCTCTCCAAGGTTCAGCGCCACGCTGAAATCTGCAAAGAGATTAACAATCTCTATGAGCGTAAGAACCATGACTACGGTGACAGCTTTCACCAGACCTTCGTTGAAGAAGGAATGGCGATGGCTCGTATTCGGTTGGGTGATAAGTTCAGCCGCTTCAAAACTCTCTCCCGTGGCGGTGAACAGAAGGTCAATGACGAGTCTATCCGAGACACCCTGATTGACCTCGCTAACTACGCCATTATGACGGTGGTGGAAATGGAGGTCGCTGACGATGACACTGAATGATTATCAGAAAGCCGCCGAGCGTACTTCCGGCGACCTGACTTCATGGGATAAGGTTCGCAACGGCTGTTACGGTTTGAACGGCGAAGCCGGAGAGTGCATTGACATTCTGAAAAAGACCGAGTTTCAGGGTCATGCTTTCGACCCGATGAAAATGGTTGACGAGCTGGGCGATGTTCTCTGGTATGTCGCACAGTTGGCGACTGGATTGGGCGTGACCCTCGAATATGTGGCACAGCACAATGTCGATAAGCTGCTGGCTCGTTACCCTGACGGGTTCGACAGCGAAAAGAGTATCCATAGAAAGGAGTACGAAAATGATGGTCGGTGATTTCGTTGAAACAATTCATGGTGTCAACGGGATTTTGACCGCCATTAAGGACACCTATTACGGGAAGATGGCGTTCATAGCTACGGCTGATGGTCGCACTTTCCATTGTCCGGTATCTGATATTAAAGGAGGTAACAACCATGCCTGACTGCTTCTCCAAGTCCGAAGTGACTGATTTTCTGAACTTCATGAAGCTGCCTGACGGAACCTCTGTTGTTTCTGATGACATGATGGAGTACCTGATGGCCTACGGCTTCTTTACTGCCCCTGCTTCCACCAAGTACCACGGCAATTACGAGGGCGGTCTTCTGGAACACTCCTACATGGTCACGAAGTTCCTCCTGACGCTGACTCAGGATAATCACCTGATCTGGCGCAAGGCTCGTTCTCCTTTCATCGTGGGTATGTTCCATGACCTGTGTAAGATCGATCAGTACCGCCACCCGGTAACAGGCCACATTGAAGAATTTAATGGTGGGCGCACATCAATCTATGACGAACAGGCGTGGGAGTACAACCCCGACACCCTTCTGAAAGGCCACGGCGATAAGTCCGTCATGCTTCTCTCTCAGTTCTACACACTGACTGATGAAGAAATCATGTGTATCCGCTATCACATGGGTGCTTTCACCGACAAGTCCGAGTGGAATGACTACACCAGAGCAGTCAGTCAGTACCCGAATGTGCTGTGGACGCACCAAGCCGATATGCTGGCAAGCCATGTTGCGGGGGTGTGAAGTATGTATATTCCAACGGTTTCTTTCGATTTCGATGGTGTAATTCATTCTTACCGAAGCGGGTGGAAGGGTGCCGCTGTTATCCCCGACCCTCCCGTAGAAGGGATTAAAGAGGTCATTGAACAACTCATAAGCGATGGTTTATGTGTGGTCATCTGTTCTTCTCGTGCGGAGTCCTTTGAAGGACAGGCGGCGATTGCTGAATGGCTGAAACACTACGGGTTCCCGATGGTGCAAATTCAAGCGAGAAAAGTTCCTTCCATCGTTCATGTCGATGACCGTACAATCTGTTTCGATGGCAGAGCAAACCACCTCCACGAACAGATTATCAACTTCAAACCTTGGTATGAAAGGGAGTCTGAAAGTGAAAATCATTGAACCTTCTGTGGAGCTTATCAACGCTCCCGAATATAAGACCCTTCTGACCACCATCGAAGCCGCTGGGCGCACTTGCTATAAGTCCGAGGACAAGATCACGGACGGAAGCGCAGAGAAGTTCGTCCGGGGCATTATCAAGCGGGGTCATGAAGCGGTCATTGAGCATGGCTCTCTTACTGTCCGCTTCATCTGTGACCGGGGCGTGAGCCATGAGATTGTTCGTCACCGTCTGGCGGCGTTCTGTCAGGAGTCCACTCGGTACTGCAACTACGGCAAGGAGGGCTTCGGCGGCGAGATCACCGTCATTCGTCCCTCGACCTTTACCAAGACCGACTCGACCTACCACATCTGGAAACGGTCGTGTGAGAACGCCGAGATTGCCTACTTCGATCTGCTGAACGAGGGTTGTACCCCGCAGGAAGCTCGATCTATCCTTCCGAACAGCCTGAAAACTGAGGTGGTCATGACCGCCGACCTCAGAGAATGGCGGCATTTCTGCCGTATGCGCTGCCCCGTAGCGGCTCACCCCGATATGCGGGTCGTTGCCAATATGCTCCTGACCCTGCTGAAACAGACCTATCCCGTCTTCTTCGAGGACATTGAGGTATGAGGGTTAAGAAAGCTGGCGGCAAAGTGTTTGGTGCGGTTCTGAGTGCCGCTGAGAAGAAAGCGATGGACATGGAAATCAATCGTCAGATCGTGGAAGCCGACAGGTGCTACGCCGATGACATTGACGCTATGGTGCTTTATACCCTCCATGTTCACCTTGGTTTCGGCAAGAAGCGCCTGCGGAAGTTCTATGACGCTTTCTCTGCCGAGCATGACCGCCTTATCCAGTATTATCAAATGCCGGACGATTACACATGGCTCTGCAAAGAAATGTTGAAGCGTATCGGCGTGGATGTTGAAGCGTGGAACAAAGAAAGGAAAGAACCCGATGAAACTGAAAAGCATTGACGGCAAAGTGCCGTATATCATGGCTGCTGGAAAAGACTTCGTGAAAGATGAAATGTCGCTGACGGCGGCAGAGCAGATTTGTTCCCGTGGAACGAAGACCGCCAGCAAGCTCTTTCCCGATTTTCCCATCTGCGTAGATGACAAATTTTATTTTGCTGGAACCTCGACAAAGCCCAAGTCCAGCAAGGCTAAGACCCCTTGCGAGGGCTGAGATTTTCGATCTTCCTGTGGTTCGTCACCGTTGTCGCTGTCCTCTGTCTGAAATTACCCACGGTTGAGGTTGAAGAACCTTCTCCCGTTGTCGAGGTGGTAGAGGTAGTCACCCCGGAGCCAGAGCCGGAGGTGACACCTCAGCCGTGGGCAGACGAGGAAGTGATTGTACTGGCGAAAATGCTATGGGGAGAAGCCAGAGGGGTCAGCTCTGACGCTGAGAAAGCCGCTTGTGTGTGGTGTGCGCTCAATCGTGTCGATCATGGCTACGGCGACATTATAACGGTCGTGACTACACCCAAACAATTTGTAGGGTACAACGAGGAAAACCCGATCGATGATGGTTTGATTACTCTCTGTATAGATGTGTTGACTCGCTGGTATGCAGAGAGAGAAGGTCAGGTTGAGGTCGGTCGTGTTCTCCCTGCGGATTACCTATGGTTCTCTGGCGATGGCGAGAGAAACCGCTTCCGCAACGCCTACCGTGGCGGCGATAGATGGGACTGGTCTTTACCGAGTCCGTATGAAAGCTGAGGTAAGCCTATGAGCTATTTGAATATACCCGCTGAACTCCGAGAGGAAAAGGCATGGGTCAATGTATGGGAAGGGTCAAAGGTTCCCATGCAGGCCACCGTGAGAAAGGCGGCTTCTTCCTCTAATCCTGATACATGGTCAAATTACATTGACGCTGAACACAATGTCCAGCACGGCTACTATGACGGTCTTGGCTATGTGTTTCACGATACAGGGGTTGTAGGTATCGACATTGACGATGGCTTTACTGATGGGCTTCTAAACCCGCTGGCGGCTGACATTATCGGTCGTTGCCACTCCTACACGGAAAAGTCCAGAAGCGGGAGAGGGGTTCACATTCTCGTTCGTGGTGAGCTGCCCTTCAAGGGCAAGAACAACCGTGCCGCCGTTGAGATTTACAAGAGCAATCGGTACTTCATCATGACCGGCGAGGTTTTGATCTTCTCCGAGATTATTGAAAACCAGTCAGCGATTGACTATGTGATCGAGAAGTATTTTCCCGACACGCCGAAGGAAAGTAGCTCAGGTACGGTTGCCCCTCAGCGTATCTATTCCCCCATCTACCGCCGCCCTGAAAACGGCAAGCTGCATTTGAAGCCTGAATACCCGCCTATCACACCGGGAAGCCGGAACCTCAGCCTGACTTCTCTGGCGGGCCAGCTCCACAACCAAGGTTACACCAAAGCAGAGATTTACAAAGAGCTGTTGTACGCCAACTCCCAAGCCTGCAAGCCCCCTCTCCCGCAGTCCGAGGTTGAGTTAATTGTAAACTCTGTGACGAGGTATAGACGATGAGTGCTATCGAGTGTTGTTACGGTTGTCCTGACAGGTACGCAGGCTGTCATACAAAATGTGAGAAATACCAGCGTGAAAGAGAAGAACATGAGCGGCAGAAGGAGTTGGAGAAGCGCCAAAAGGCACAAGAGATGTACTACTATGACCGCTTCAAGTATTGGAGGTAATTATGAAACCTTATCAGCGTGGCGATGTTGTCATCATTGATGTTCCCATGCTTGCCAACAGTCATATTCAGGCCGGTAAGCGTCCGTGGGTGGTTGTGCAAAACAATGTCGGCAATCAGTTTTCTTCCACCAGCATTGTCGTTCCCCTGACCACTAAAATCAAGCGACTGGAAATGCCGACTCATGTTGCGGTCACTTGGGGTTCTTTACAGCCGAGCATGGTTGAGTGTGAACAGGTGCGTGTCGTAGATGTGTCCGATGATTGGGAATACATCTGCACTCTGCCGCCTGAGATCATGCTTCATGTGGACACCGCTTTGAAGAACGCTTTCTTCTATGGGGAGGTGTAAATAATGACAAAACTCGAATATGACAGTTTGCAGATGGCGCTATCTGCCCTACTTGATAAAGAGCGGATATATCGCAAGCGTATAAGCGGTAGTGAACAAGACGGTTATAAGATGGGTGTCCGAGCTTGTAAAAGCGCACTTTCCAACTTTAATCCAAACAGAAAAGACAAGAAAGGTGAAATCCATGAGTGATGAAGTTATGACAGCTCCCGAAGAACAAGCTCTTTTCCAGCTCTCTAACGGTCGTTACATCATGGACGAAGCTCAGTCCCGTGTGATGTTTCAGATTAAGGAAGCACAGCCGGAGCATAGCCACCCGATCAGCGGCACGGGGTATTCGTGGGACGAGTCCGGCATGGCGGAGTTGTTCTCCGAGTGCTACAAGAATGATACCCGCTTTTGCCCGGAAGCAAAGTGCTGGTACACCTACTCCGAAGGTGCATGGCGCAAGGACACGGGTTCTCTACTGGTAGCGGAAAAGATCAAGGAGTTCTGCCGCCTGATGGCTCTCTACTGCGGTGAGATTGCCAACGAAGATCGCCGCAGGGAGTATATGAAGTTTATCGTAAAAATGGGCGACCGGCGTTTCCGTGACCGGCTTATGAAGGACGCTGCCAGCGTCATGCCGATTACGGCAGAAGAGTTTGACGCAAATCCCTTTCTCATTAACTGCCTGAACGGAACCTACGACATGGAGAAGATGGAGTTCCGTGAGCATGATTGGCGGGACTTCCTGACCATGCAGACCAACTTCAACTACACCTTGCAGGACGCACGGTGTCGCCGCTGGGAGAAGTTCATTGCAGAGGTCACTTGTAATGACGAAGACAAGGCTGACTATCTGCAAAAGGCGCTGGGGTACTCTATGCTGGGTATGGCGAATGAAGAGTGTATGTTCATCCTCCACGGCAAGACCACTCGCAACGGCAAGTCCACCATGCTCTCGGCAATTCACCACCTTCTCGGTGATTATGCTTCCGTGTCCCCCGTGTCGATCATCTGCAAGGCAGAGCGCTCGAAGAACGCCGAAGCAGCGAACCCCATGCTGGCTTCCCTGAAAGGCAAGCGGTTCGTCACGATGGCTGAAAGTAACCAGTATGGCAAGCTGGACGAGGAAACAATCAAGCAGCTCACGGGCGGCGAGGAAATCAAGGCTCGAAACCTCTACGAGACAGCGACCACCTTTCTGCCGCAGTTCACACTTTGGCTCTCCTGCAACGATCTTCCCACCGTCAGCGACAAGTCCCTGTTCGCTTCCGACCGTGTGCGGGTCATTGAGTTTAACCGCCACTTTACCGAAGCGGAGCAAGACAAGAACCTGAAAAATGAGTTTCAGACACAGGAAGCTATGCAGGGCATTTTCGCTTGGCTGGTCGCCGGATACTTCAAGTACAAGCGGTTCGGTCTGAAAATGTCCCCCGCCATGCGGAAGGTGGTCAACCAGTACGAACGTGACAACGATCTGTGCTTGCAGTTCCTCGAAGAACGCTGTGAGCAGGCTGAGGGGGTCAACACCCGCTCAAAGTCTCTGTTTGACGCTTACAAGATTTGGTGCAAGTCCAATGGGTACTTCGCCTGTTCCGCCAAGCGGTTCAACGCCGACATGGAAACGCACCCTGAGTGGCACGGTGGCAAGGTCGTGTATCAGGGCTACCCCGTCTACAAGAACCTCAGACTGAAAGGAGCGTCCTAATGAACCGTTCTTGTAACTCTATCCTATGCCGCTTCGGTATCCACACAGCAGACCCGTATGTTCATATTCAGGTCAGGTGCCGTAATGGTTCTCACCGCTGGCAGAGCAATTATGAAATCTGTAAGCGGTGCGGCAAACGCCTGAGAAAAATCCGCATTGTAAAGGAGCGTCCGTGATGAAAATTACTCTTGATATTCCCGATGGCATTATTGCGGGGTTCTTCAATGGTGTAGAGGTCACGGCTCACGGTATGCAGTTGGTGTCCTATCAACTCAGCACTGACGATCTGAAAGATGGTAACACCGTAAAACTCCCTCGTGAACAGGAGGTGACAGTATGATTGCCACCAATGAAGAACTCGCCCTGCTGGAAAAGTGGAAGCGAAAACTCTGCTTGCAGGAGTGGCGGATAAAGCTGTTGACCCACCTTCACCCGGAAGAAATGATGGTGCGTAATACCGCAGGCTGTACTGAGTGGTCAGAAGCAATTAAGACCGCTCGTATTGAGATCATCAACCCTGCCTGCTACGGCGACCGCATTGTGCCGTTCGATTTTGAAAAGACGCTGGTTCATGAGCTGCTACACCTGAAATTCTCCTTCTGGTGTCAGAACGAAGATGATGTTGGCGATAGAGTCATGCACCAGATGATTGACGATCTCGCAAGAGCTTTGACGGAAGGGGACAGCGATGATGAAACCTGAATACTGCCCCGATTATGTGGGCGTTGCCTGCGTTGATGGCACTTGCCCTGTTGCCAACTATGAAGAATATGCCGAGCGGTGTATGCCTGTCATTTCCAGTTGCCGGAACTGCTTCTATTATAAGGGCTGTGAAGACTGTGCAATCTCTGACGATTGCGACCGAATGGAGGATAAACATGAGTAAAAAGTATGTATGTGGCAATGAAATGACTCGTGAAGACTGGAAGCACGAGTGGGTCTGTCATCGTTGTGGACGAAAGCGACCTATCCCACTACCCCCGATGTTCACCGTCTTCATGTGCCGTAAATGTGAACACCTTCTGTATGTCGAGGAAGACGAAAACTTTCCTCAGAAACTCGGAAAAATCGCCGCAAAATCCTGTCCCTGTTGCGGAGAACAGGAAGAAGGTCTGTGGAGACTTCTCGGTCGAGCGGAAGGGTTCGAGGGAACCGTGTTCACGGAGGAAAGTGATGAAAACTGAGAAAAAGAACCTCCGCCGTATTTCTATCGTAGTCACGGCGCAGACCAAAGGCAACCTTGAACGGCTGGCGGCGGTCTGTGGCTACTCTGAGATCGGTCGGGTGGTTGACAAACTCACCCGTGAGAAGATGATCTCCCTCCACGATTTTGAAAGAAAGGAGAAGCACTATGAATGATGTAATGGAGCAAATCAAAACGCTTTCTGCCACCTTGGACGAGGAAACCACCCGCTTTCACCCTACCGGCAGACTGCTGTTGCTGGGTTCCTACGAGAGTGTATTTCTGAAAGCGGTCAAGCGTAAGGCTGACCTGTTGGGCATTGACTGTGACCTCACTCAGTACCCATGCCCTCCGTACAAGGCCGTGGTAGTGGACAGAGAAACCGTCCCGTCTGACATTAAGCTCACCGCCGAGGTTGACATTGACCACTCCTACTCACAGGGAATGTCATCGGTGTCTCAGGCGACTTTGGCGCTCCTGCTGGCATTGGACTTGGTTTACGCTAAGGACATTACCATTGTAGGCCGGGGTCATGCCGTTCAGAACTTGGCAAAGTACCTCACCCTCGGTAACGCAACTGTGACGGTGGCGCACTCCAAAACCAAGAGTCTCTTGCAAGCCACGATGAACCGTGATGTGGTGATCTATGCCACGCCGACTATCACAAAGGACATTTCCTACAACACCCGTGATCTGGTCATCGACCTCGGCAACAGTGTTCCTCACCCTGACCGTTTTAACTGCCCCTATGTGAACAGGATTGGTCAGCTCACCGTGAGCGTGTTGCTCAACCGCTTTGCGAGAAAGGAGCATAGAGCATGAGTGACATTCTGACAACTATCGCCGCCGTTGAATGGATTGTTGTAGGCTGTCTATTCCTCTGGCGACTGCGCCATTGGAACCGCCGCTTTTCGGAACTCTATGACGAGTTGCGAAAGGAGATCAACCATGAATAAGGAAGACGCTCACATTGTCATAGCGATGGCAAATCATAACATGAATGTCACCGATGTTGCTCGTGCTATTTTCGCACACAGAAATACCGTTCTCTATCACTTGGACAAGGTGAAGCGGCAGACCGGGTTAGACCCTCGGCGGTTCTATGATTTGGTCGAGCTGGTGAAGATGGCTCAGGAGGTGCTGGAAAATGGGTCTTGATATTACGGTCATGGAACGCAGAGATGTTCGTTGCCCTCATTGTGGTGAAGTTATCACCACGGTAGATGTTGCCAGCACCGACAGCGGTGGTCGGCTTTGGTACGACTTTCTGGAAAGGCTCGGCTACTATGTTCCTTACGAGAAGCGAACCAAGGAGAATGACTGGTATGGTAAGGACATGGTTCTTGATAACGAGCAGGCAAAGCAGCTTGTCGATTACGCCGTGAAGAAAGAGGTCTACAACTGGGACGGTGTGGAGAGCGTTGTAGCAACGGCGCTCGCTCACGGGAACAAGGTGATTATCAACGCTGACTGGTAGTTAGGTGATAAAGGTGATAAAGGTGAGTGTTTTTGCAAAGACTTTTTTCAAATTGGCGTGTTTTGAAAAATTGTTTTTCGTATTTTAGGTGAGTTAGGTGAGTAATCGGGCATAAATGCCTATAACTCTCTCTTATACGCGCGTATATAGAAATAGTTATAGGGAAATGCACCCGATTACTCACCTTTATCACCTTGGCAACTTTGAAAGGAGAATACGACTATGGCAGATGAAATTGTAGAAAAGCGTGGTCGGGGCAGACCGAAGGGTACTGGCGGCAATAAGCGGCCTGACAGAACTGACGCTCTGAGCGTTCACATGGAGCCGGGTGAAAATCGGAAATATATTACCCACTCGCTGAGAATGTGGGATTGGGAGACACCCGACATGAAGGAGCCTGCACAGGTTAAGGAACGCATTGGTCAGTATCTTGAAATCTGTGCTGAGGATGATATGAAGCCGAGTGTTGCAGGAATGGCATTGGCTTTCGGAGTACACAGGAAAACATTATGGGCATGGGCTAATGGTATCGACAGCGACTATTTACCCCCCGCAAGCCGTGACTTTATAAAAAAAGCGTATCAATTTTTGAACGCACAAATGGAAGATTACGCACAGAATGGAAAGGTCAATCCCGTCACGGCAATCTTCCTGATGAAGAACCATTTCGGCTATGCGGACAAGCAGGAGGTCGTGTTGACACCCAACCAGCAGCTCGGAGAGCAGGTTCCCGCCGAGGACTTGGAGAAGAAGTACCTCGAAGATGTGGTGGGTGCGTCCAGCGACTATGACTCGGAGGACTGAGCGACTTTCACGACTTTTGCGACTATGGTTTCCGACTATGCCGAGCGACTTTGCGACTTTCCCCCGAATTTCCCGACTTTCGCCCGAACGACTTTGCAACTTTCCGGCGAGGGTCTGCGACTTTGACAGAGCTGCCGATCTCTCCACGGGGTCGGCGGCTTTTCCTTTCCCCGGCTGATCGGCGGCGGGTTCCACCGGGGCGGCGTGGGCGCTGCCGGGGTTCCGGCCTGATCTGAAACGAAAACATTTTTCAGCCCTTATATTGTATAGCTGCCGTATTTGCGAAAAATCTTGATTTTCTTTTATATTTACGCTTGACAAGTAAATGTAAATATGCTATCTTGTATTTACCGAAAGGCAGTAAATACAAATTGAATTTTGAAAGGGGCTTATATCATGAAAAAGATTTTTGATTTACCCGTTTGCGGTTATGACCGGGCAAAAAGTTTTTACGGAAAAGCAAAAGTTATTGAAACGGACAACGGCGAAAAAGTTTTGCAGTCCTATAATACTTTTATTTGTCGTATCACGGCGGCGGGGCGGTTCGTTCGTATGTGGGGCGGCTATTCCGCTACTACAATGCGCCATGTAAATAGTTTTCTTTCATTCTATGATATGAACGGCGGCGGGAAATCGTGGTGGGATATGCAGCCGGTAGAAACAGAAAAGCCGAAAGCGGCGGATATGACCCCCGCCGAAAGTTTGAAAGCCATGTATAACCGCCGTGCGGCTAACAGCATGAATTATTGAAAGGGGTGTATTAAATGAAATTCAAGACAACACAAAAGGCAATCCGGGCGAATTACAATAAAATTATTTGCGTTCCCTATTGCGGATTGCAAACCCTTTTGAATTATGAAAATCCCGTTGCGTACACGGTACGCCGGGAAGGGTGGGCGGCTGATATTTATGATATGGGCGGCGGGGTTGCCATTGTAACAGGGTATGCCCCATTCGGAAATATTCGCCCGTCCTATGAATTGCGGGAACGGTATGAAACGCAAGCCGAAAAAATCCGTTATGATTATAGTCTTTCCTATGAACAACAGCGGGAAAGCCTGAAAAGCCTTGCAAGGGATTTTATAAAGGGGGTTTGCAATCATGAATAAACGGGAATATTGCGAAAGCCGGGAAAGTATCGCCTATTATAGCGGCTTGAATGGCCTTGAAATCAAGGGCATTGAATACGGCATTAACGATCATGTTTATTGCGTGTCGGGTTGTTGGTATGGCGGGAAAGCGGCGCAGCGTTTTCACCGTTGTAAAATCTACTATCCCGTAAACGGGAAAGATAGCGCATTTTTTAAAGTTGACGGGTACAAAATCCCGCTCGATGAATGTATCAGAATGGGGGTTTAATTATGAATTACATTTTCAAAACAACGGCAACAATGAAAGAATACAACAATAAAAAGTGGTACATTGACGGCGGTATTGTTTCGGATATGCGCATAAATGCGGATAGCGTGGAAAATGCGCTTGAAATTTATCGGGAACGGGTGGAAGAAAAGCATTATATCAACATTTCCAAAAATGCCATTAAAAACAAGTCAGAAATGTTTGCTGATCTGTCAGACGGAAGTATAAAACAAGTTGGTTATGTTATCACGGGTAAAACAGAATTTGACAGGGGCGATTATTCCGGATATAGCATCCAATATATTGATCTGTGGGTAACAATTCTAACTGTTGTTGATACGGTATTTTAACGGGGGTGTAGGGTATGATATACGCAAGGAAAAAGCACGGCGGCGCAAGCTGCTATCTTGTATCCCCGGATACGGTGCAAGCGTTTATACGCTATGAAACATGGGCGCAAGGGGTTGCAAATTGCTTTTGTAATATCACGGTAAAGCCCTATAAAGGCCGGAAATATAATCCCGCTTTTGTTTGGGTGTGCGTTGGTTGAAAGGTGGGTTATACAATGAAAACAACGGGGCATTATTACAAGTCGTTAAAAGCGTGGATAAATGCGGGCGGAAATAAGTATGTTGTAAATTGTCCTTGTATCCATGTATCCGGGAGTATTGCGGGAATGCGCCGGGATTTTTGGGGCTATAAATGCGATGTTGTCCGGGTTGGACAATGGATATATAAGGCAAATTGAAAGGGCGGGTGAAAGCGTGTATTTAATTCTTTTGTTGCTTTTGCTGCCGGTTCAAATCCTGATTGAAATACTAAAATTGAATAAGTGAACGCCGCCCCGGTACTATTCCGGGGCGGTTATTTTTTGCGCTTTCCGACCTGATCGGGGCGGCGTGAATGGGTGACGGGGGCGGGGGATATGCCAGCGGCAGCGTAAGCGGGGTGAGGGGTAAGTGGCGATTTCAATTCATATATCTTCCCCCTACATTCTCAAAAACTCTTGAAAAATAAAAAGGCTTATTTACACTTACCTATTGACAATTACATTTACCTATGCTATCTTATATGCAAGAGGTGATCTTATGATGACATTCAAAAATGCAATCGGCTATATCCGAGTCTCCACCGAGCGACAGGCCGATGATGACAAATACGGTATCGAGGTTCAGAAGCAAGCCATTCTTCTCTACGCCAACGACAACGGCTATAACATCGTAGACTGGAAGGTCGATGAAATCAGTGGTGCGAAAGATGACCGTCCCGGTCTGAACGAAATCCTTTATGGGGACGATGTAAGCAATCCTCCCTACGAAGCGGTGATCGTATTCAAGAATGACCGTGTGGCTCGTGATACCAAGCTGTACTTCTACTACCTGTATGTGCTGGAAAAGAAGAACATCAAACTTCTGAGTACGCAGGAGAGCTTCACAGAGGGTAGCGAGTTTGCCAACATCTATCGTGCGCTGCTTCAATTCGTGGCAGAGCAGGAGAGAAAGAACATCGCTCTGCGAACCGGCAAGGGTCGTTCCATCAAGGCTTCCTGCGGCGGGTACAGCGGTGGTCGCCGTCCTTACGGCTACAAGGTGGTTGATGGTGTTCTCACCATTGACGAGCAGGAAGCTCCTATCGTGAAGTTCATCTTCGAGAAGCACGAGGACGGCGTTTCCATGCTGGGTATCACGGAGCTGCTGGAAAAGGCGGGATACCAGACCCGTTCCGGCAAGCGGTTTCAGGTGTCCACCATCAAGAGTATTCTTGGCAACCGCCCTTTGTACGAGGGTATGTATAAGTACGGCGACATGAATTGGGTCAAGGGTGTTCATGAGCCGATTTTGAAGACGGAGTGTTAAATAAATATGAAAGATCTTTATGGACTTCGCAGTGAAGACATAGATATGCTCAAACAGGCAGGTTACGGTAATGACATATTCTATGTTGGAAATTATGGAATATCCGATGTAACCGGAGAGCAACTTTTCTTTATTTCGTTCTACACTTCCGAGCAAAAGAATAAAGCCTATAAATATCTTTATGAAAGTAAATGAGGGGTAAGAAAGGTTGGGTGAAATGAAAAAGATGGTATGGCTGATCGGGCTGGCGGTCATCATAGTCTTCTTTCTGGTCGGGTGTTCCAAGAAGGACTCGGCTGAACCTGTTGAATGGGACTCAACTCTTTCCGAAGCCGGGTTCACCGATGACGAGATCGCAAGCTATCGGGAAGTGTTTGACACTATTGGTGTGACTGATTTCCACGATGTTTCTATCGTAGATAATGACCCGATGACCGTGATTTGTGGTAAAATCTATGACAGCGAGGATTTGCAGCTCAATGTGACGCTGGAAAATCGCCAGATCATTTATGTAGAGCTGGCGGGTATCCCTGATACCAAGACTCAAGCCTATTTCAACTGGCGTGGTAAAGTGAAACGGAAGACAGTGAACACGAAAAAAGCAGTTGAGCTATATTCTGACACCGAGGGCGGCTATTTAGGGGTTTTGGATTGGGGCAATAAGACGATTTCGGAGTATGAGGGCTGACACCATGAGGTTTTTTCTCAATGTAATCGGATATTTCCTGATAATCAGTTCTATTTTGCTGGTTCTGGCGTTTGTGATACCGAAAATTCTATAATCGGCTTCTGCAAGGGCAGGAGTGACAGCCATAACGGGCTATCTGTGTAGAAATACACGGGTAGCTCGTTTTTTTGTTGGAAAGGAAATGCACATGAATTACGAAAAACTCTCCGGCTCTATCCGAGCCGTGATCGACCGCCGACCGGGAGATAACGGGGCGTACAGCGACCTTTTTTCTCTATGCCGGGAGTGGGAAACCGAGGATTTCTCGGCGGCACATAAGGTGAACAAGGAGCTGCTGGCACTCTCCGTAGATCAGGTAGTCCGTGGCGGCGGGGCGAAGTTCTATGAACAGTGGCGGCGGTGTCTTCTCTTTGAAGCACCCCATGATTTTGACTCCTTCATGACCTACATTGAACTCGACCGCAAGCCGGAAAAGCGGTTTTATGCGCCCCGGAAGCACTATCTCAGACCGATGGTGCAGGGGTTTCAAGATGTTCTGGACGGGAAGCTGCGCCTTTTGACAATCTCCATGCCGAAACGAGCGGGAAAGTCTCAAACGGGTATCAATTTTGTGAATATGCTCTCCGGCAAGTTCCCTGACCGCTCAACTCTGATGGAAGGGACAGGCGATGACCTTGTAAAGAGCTTCTACAATGGCTGTCTGGAATACCTGACAGTCCCTAACGAGTATCTGTTCTACGATGTATTCCCGGACGCACGGCTGGTACAGACCAACGCCGACACGAAAACGGCGAACCTGAAAAGCAAGTCCCGTTTCCCCACCATCATGTGTCGTTCCATTGACGCTCGGCAGGTGGGCTTGTCCGAAGCCACCAATGTCCTCTATCTCGATGACTGCGTGGAAGGTCGTGAGGAAGCGAAAAACCGCCAGCGGCTTGATGATAAGTGGGAAGTGATCTCCGGCGATATTATGGGTCGTGCCATTGAAGGTACGCCGATGGTCTTTACCGGCACCCGCTATTCCCTGTATGACCCCATCGGTCGTGTGCAGGAACACGCACAGCGGGGGGGCTGGGCTTGGAGAGCGATTGAGATACCCGCCCTCGATCTCGTGACGGACGAGAGCAATTATGAGTACGAGCGGGAGGGCAAGAAGGTCTTCACCACGGCTTATTTCCGGGAGCAGCGGGAGCTTCTGAGTGCAGAGCAGTTTGAGAGCGAGTTCCAGCAACAGCCCTTTGAAGCGAAGGGTCTGCTGTTCAACAAGGACGAGCTGAACTATTTCTTCGAGCTGCCGAAAGACCGTGACCCGGACACCATCATCGCCGTTGGCGATACGGCGGAAAGCGGCTCGGACTCGACCTCCATGCCGGTGGCAATGATATACGGCAATGCTGTGTATATCGTTGATGTGGTCTTTGATGACTCTCCCGCCGAGGTGACGAAGCCGGAATGTGCCAAGTGCCTGATTGAGAACAAGGTTGCTTCCGCTGTCTTTGAGTCCAACAACGCCGGTCAATATTATGCCAGAGATGTTGACCAGATCATTCGAGATCGAGGGTACTCCGTGGGTATCCGCACGAAGCGCACGATCTCCAACAAGCAGACCCGTATCGAGTTCGCTTCCGACAACATCAAGAAGAACTTCTACTTCAAGCACCCCTCCACCTACAAGCGGGGCAGTCAGTATTGGAACTTCATGAAGGAAGTGACCACCTACACCCGCTCCGGCAAGGTTCCGCATGATGACGCTCCTGACTCCCTCTCCCTATTGGAGAACGAAATCCGTATGCTGTCCGGGGGCAAGGTGGAGGTCTTCAAGCGTCCCTACTGAAATGTTGGTTTTGACAAATGTTGTGGCGAATGATATGATTAAAGATTAACTATTGACAACCATTGGACACAACGGTATACTTATAGTTAGAAACCAGCAGAAACCAACAAAACGGTATACGAATGAACAGATAATGATAGGGTGGAAAGGAGGTGCTGTAAGTGGGTGCGAGAGCGTTGTTTGGTCGCCGTGTGATCTATACCGATGTTGCCGAAATCAATGCCGGGAACATCATTGATGTTCTGCAAAAGGCTTTGTTCGTCCATCTGCAAAACAGCGCCGACATTGACTATCTCTATCGGTACTATCGTGGAGATCAGCCCGTGCTTTATCGGGAGAAGGAAGTACGGCCTGAAATCTGTAACAAGGTCGTTGAAAACCGAGCCAATGAGATCGTGTCCTTCAAGGTCGGCTATCTGATGGGCGAACCCGTTCAGTATGTGAGCCGAAGCGATGACGAGAGCATTTCTGCTGAGGTCAGCCGCTTGAACGATTATGTTCTCAGTGAGGATAAGCCTGCCAAGGACAAGGAACTGGCGGACTGGTCGCACATTGGCGGCACTTCCTACCGCATGGTACTTCCTGATGGGGAAGCTGATGTGGAGGAAGATGAAGCTCCCTTTGAGATTTTCACTCTTGACCCCCGCTTCGCTTTTGTGGTCTATTCCACCGCCCTCGGCAATCCTGCCATGATGGGCGTGAAGTATGTGAAGGACGAGAACGGAAACCTAATTTTCAGTTGCTACACCCGTGACCACTACTACGAGGTGGAGAACACTTGGGCGATCATTCGGAGCGAACCTCAGATTTTGGGTATTCCCATCATCGAGTACCCGGCGAATAAGGCTCGGCTGGGAGCCTTTGAGATCGTTCTCCCTCTGCTGGACGCTATTAACACCGTGGAGAGCAACCGCCTTGACGGTGTGGAGCAGTTCGTACAGGCGCTCATGCTGTTCCACAATGTTGATATTAACACCGAGGATTTTCGCCAGCTTCGTGACGAGGGTGCAATCAAGTACAAGGACATTGACCCGCAGTTCAAAGCTGAGATCGAGTATCTGACCTCGGAAATGAACCAGACACAGACGCAGACCCTCGTGGACAGTATGTATAACACCGTCCTGACGATCTGCGGTATGCCGAACCGCAACGGTGGTTCTTCCACCAGTGATACCGGCTCTGCGGTCATCATGCGTGATGGTTGGTCTGCCGCCGAAGCGAGGGCGAAGGACTCCGAGCTGATGTTCAAGCAGTCTGAGAAGGATTTCTTGAAGCTGGTTCTGCGTATCTGCCGTGACCTGAGCGACCTGACGCTGAAACTCAGCGGTCTGGAAATCCGCTTTACCCGCAGAAATTACGAGAATATCACGGAAAAGGCAAATGTGCTGACTGCTATGCTTGCCAATCCGAAGATCGCCCCGGTTCTGGCCTTTACCCATTGTGGTTTGTTCTCTGACCCGCAGCTTGCGTATCGTATGAGTATGGATTATGCTGAGGAACAGGAGAAAAAGGCCGCTGAACTCGCAACCAAGCAGAAGGAGGTTAATCCTGATGGAAAAGGAAATCCGCCTGACCCCGGAAGCGGTCAGACAGATTGAGGAAATCTTGACTACGGGAAAGACCGTTGAGATCGCAGAACGACACGAGAAGGTGATCGTGTGGGCGGTCAGCAGCAAAAAGAAATATGAACAGCCTATCGCATAGGTGATAGGAACAGCCATTACGGGCTACTGATACCGAAAAGGTATTGGTAGCCCTTTTATTTTTCCTTCCAATGCCCTCGGAGTTTTCGGACAGTCCGTGAAAGCTCAGTCTTTTCGGAGATATGAGAAAGGCGAAGACAATGGTTTGATCGCCGCAAGGCGTTGAATGGTCAGGGAAGACCTTAATCGCAAACGGGAGACAACCCGCAAAAACGGAAAATAGTGCTGAGTGAACAGCCTTGTTAAACGCAGGAGGTAATCATTATGGCAAAGATCGACACCAGCAAAATCACGGGCTATGCGGAAATGTCTGCGGAAGACAAGCTGAAAGCTCTGGAAGCGTTCGAGTATGAGGACAACGCCGCCGAGCTGGAAAAGCAGAAAGCCGCTGTTTCCAAGGCCAACTCCGAAGCCGCTGAGTGGAAGCGCAAGCACAACGCTCTGTTGGGTGAGGACGAGAAGAAGAAGCAGGAGCAGGAGGAAAAGTTCGCCAACATGGAGAAGGAGCTTTCCGAGCTGCGGGAAGCCAAGCGTGTTTCCGAGTTCAAGGCCAAGTTCATCGCTCAGGGCTATGACGAGGTTCTTGCTGAGGACACCGCAAAGGCGATGGCTGATGGTGACTCTGCCAAGGTGTTTGCCAACCAGCAGAAGTTCCTTGACGAGTATGCAAAACAGGTCAAGGCTGACGCTCTGAAAAAGACCCCCAAGCCCACTCCCGGTGCCGGTGGCGGTACTGGCGAGATGGATTACGCCAAGAAAATTGAGGAAGCACGGACAAACGGTGATTTCGCCGCCGTTGCTTACTACACCCGCCTGCAAGCCGAAGCGGAAGCGCAGGCAAAAAAAGAGTAAAGGAGAGTTTTTACTATGGCAGATCAGTTTGCTATGAGTTTCGGGGTACTCAATTACTCCGGTATGCTCTTTAACAAGGGCAACACCCGCACCCCTCTGAGTTCCATCATCGGCGGTCGTGCCAAGACCACGAACCATGTTGAGTTCGTGACCGGTCAGGAGTTCACCTCTGGCGGCGGCGCTCAGCCTGCTATCAGCGAGAGTGCTTCTCTGACCGCCCCTGACGCTACCGTTGTGACCCGTGCGCAGAAGACCAATGTGACTCAGATCTTTCAGGAGTCTGTGGGCATTTCCTACGGGAAGATGTCTAACATGGGTACTCTGAGCGGTATCAATGTGGCGGGTCAGCAGGCCAACCCCATGAACGAGCTGGACTTTCAGGTTGCCGCCAAGATGATGAAGGTCAATGCCGACATTGAGTACACCTTCATTAACGGTGTCTACAACAAGGCCACTGATGACACCAAGATCAACAAGACCCGTGGTCTGGTTCCCGCAATCACTTCCAACACTACGGCGATGGCTTCCAAGCCCCTCGGCCTGTGGGATATTGCCGACATGGTGAAGAAGATTTACGGCGCTCACGCTCCCACCGATGGCCTGTGCCTGTGGTGTGACGCTGTGACCATGTTCCAGATTAACGCTGACGCTGTTCAGAACGGTCTGACCGTGGTTCCCGCTGCCCGTAACATCAACGGTATCTCCCTGTCCAGCGTGGTCACGCCCATCGGCGTTGTCTACCTGTATCTTGGCGAGTACCTGCCTGCCGGTACTGCCCTGCTGCTGAACCTGAGCGTTCTGGCTCCTGTTTATCAGCCTGTCCCCGGCAAGGGCAACTTCTTCCTTGAGCCGCTGGCAAAGGTCGGCGCTGGTGAGAAGTATCAGCTCTTTGGTCAGATCGGCCTTGACCACGGCCCTGAGTGGTTCCACGGTAAGTTTACCGGTATCTCTACCGAGTTTACCGCTCCCACTTACAGCCGCAGCGTCTTCATCGCCAATGACGCAAACAACCCCGTGAACACTAAGGCCGTTGCTGGCGGCTAAGAGTGGCGCAGGAGTAAACACAACATTTTAGAAAGGAAAGGTGGAAAGCATGACGGACGCTGAGAAGTTGAAAATGGTGAAAGCCATGACCGGCGAGACAGACGAGGACACGCTTTCCACCTACCTTTCTATCGCCGGAAACAAGGTGTGCCGCAAGGCATACCCCTTCGACCCCACCGTGACCGCTGTTCCTGACCAGTACGCTCACATTCAGGTGGAGATCGCCGTGTATCTGCTGAACAAGCGGGGAGCCGAAGGGCAGACCGCTCACAGCGAGAACGGTATCTCCCGCTCCTATGAAGACGGCGATGTGCCGCCTACGCTGCTGAGGGATATTGTTCCCTTTGCCGCTGTGATGGGAGGTTGAGTGCATGAGGACGCTGAACCGCAACAAATCGCCCTTCTGGTATCTGCTGTATGACAGCAAGGCTCCCGCCAAGGACGAGTACGGCAACGAAACCGGCGAGGAACTGGTGGTTTACAAGCCTGCCGTGGCGATGAACGCCAATATCTCGGCGGCGACCGGCTCCGCTCAGGTGGAGCAGTTCGGTAATTTCGCAGGGTATGACAAGGTGATCGTCACCGATGACCTGAGCTGCCCCATTGACGAGAATACCGTGCTGTTTATCGACAAAGAACCGCAGTATGACAAGGACGGGAAGCCGCTCTACGATTACATGGTCAAGCGGGTCGCCAAGTCCCTTAATTCCATTTCCTATGCGGTCAGTAAGGTGACGGTATCGTGAGTCAGACGATCCATGTTCCGCTCTCCGGGAGAGGGATTGAGCGGCTGATACGGGAAACCGAGAACTGGAAGAACCGGCTTCAAGAGCGGACTGCGGTCTTTCTCGACCGGATGGCGCAGGAGGGCATGGAAAGAGCTTCTGTCAAGTTCTCGCAGGCCGTTTATGACGGCACGAATGATGTTTCCGTGACGGTGGAACCCCGTGGGAACAATGTTCGAGCGGTGGTGGCGACAGGCGGGGCTACCCTGTTTATCGAGTTCGGCACAGGCGTGACCTACCCGGACGATCACCCGGAAGCGGGAGAACTCGGCATGAAGCGTGGAGAATACGGTCAGGGTCACGGCAAACAGCACTCTTGGGGTTATTACGGCGACCCCGGCACGAACGGAGTACTGAAAGAAAAGAAGAACGGCGGGTTCGTG